GCAAACCAAGATTAAAAGGCATATAAACTCCTTACAAACCAAGCAAACCAAGCAAACCTTGGCGTGAAGTTGAAGATGACTGAACTCCAGATCCACCGCCAACATTGAGTCCCAATGCTTGGTTGAGAATCTGTTGTTGCTCCAATGGCAGATTGCGGATGGCATCCAACTGTTGTTGTGAGAAGCCTTGTTGCAATGCACCTTGTTGAGCAAGTTGATTGGCTTGACCAAATCCAAGATTTTGCAAGTTTGTAGCGGCAGAGGCCAACTGACCTGCACCAGTAAGTTGTTGTTGATTAGCAGACAAACCTGCTTGCTGATTAGCTAAGTTAGCTTGCAAGAAGTTCTGAGCATTAGTCAAACCTGTTTGCTGAGTTAATCCTGCTTGTTGAGTCGCACGTGCATTTTGAGCCGCTTGATTAGCTAATGCCGCTTGGTTAAAGGCAGAAGCACCAAACTGACCCGCTTGATTTGTAGCCTGTTGATTAGATAAGCCAGCTTGTTGTAAATTTCCTGCATTAAATTGAGCAGTTTGATTTAATGCACCCATATTAGCAAGACCTGCTTGTTGCAAGTTACCTGCATTGAATTGAGACATCTGATTGGCAGCCGCTGCATTCGCAAGATTAGCCGCCTGTTGATTCATGGTATTCATCTGACCAACACTAAAATCATAACCCTGATTTGCAAGGGCTGCCCGTAAATTAGCATCTTGATTTGCTTGAGCCGCAGTCAAACCAGTAGACTGATTTGCTAATCTTGCTTGTTGTTCAAGTTGAGCATTTGTAAGGCCATACTGAACATCAACACCCTGATTAGCCAAAGCCGCCCGTAAGTTAGCATCTTGATTAGCTAAACCAAACTGACCTGCCAACTGCAATGCCTGTTGAGTAGTAGCCGCATCTTGAGCTTGGTTAAGCTGTTGAGATTGCATAGTACGAGCCAAATCAGCTTCAGAAGCTTGTTGAGCCGCCTGATAAGCCGCAGCATTTTGTTGGGCAACCAATCGAGCCGCATTCTCTCCATATGCCCGATTAGTCTCAGCCTCTGCAACGCCCTGACGGGAGCCGCCAAATGCTTTAGCCGCAGTAGCTTGAGCCGCAGTTCTCTGTTGTTCTAGTTGGCGTGAACGCTCTAAATCTTGCAAGCTCTGATTAGTAACAGCTTGCGTATATGGATTCATATACTGCTGAATATTCTGATTCAGAAATGAAGCCGCCTCGATATCACGAATATTTCCACGGGCTTGAGGGGCAATCTGACCCAAAGCTTCAGATGCGACTTGAGCGCCTGTTACGCCAGTAGCAGATACATCTCTAGCACCACCACGAGCCGCTTGTGCAGCAGCAATACGCTCTGCGGCAATACGCTCTGCGGCAACATCACGAACATTTGAACGAGCAAATTGAGCCGCTTGTGCTCTCTCGGCAGCGCCAGCACTAGCACCGCCAAATTGTGCCGCAGGACCAGTAGTCGCACCACCAAATTGTGCCGCTATATAACCTTGTTGGGCAGCCAAAGCCGCAGGGTCTACTGTTGCTCCACCAAAAGCACCATACTGCACATTCTGAGGATTGTATTGAGAACCTTGCTTAAGAAGATTTGCGGCATCAGTAGCATAAAGTGTTGGTGCGCTTAATGGGCTTGCATATAAACGATTTAAGCCAAATGCTTGTTGTTGGTCAGCATTAAAACCCGCAAACTCTCTTGGAGCCAAACCTGCGGCAACGCCTTGTGCACTAGTTACGTTCTGCAAAAACGCATCACGAAATGCAGGATCTAACTGCTGTGATTGTTGACTTGAGCCACCAGACATAATTACACCTCCGTTGATAGCCAATAATGTGTTGGCTTCATGTTAAATTTAGATACAAAAGTTCTAGACCAACCTCTACGTCCTGTTAAGGTGATCTTTTGGCAATCCATGTCTTCAGCGAACTTCTGAATATGGTGGGCGAGTATCTCTAATTCTTCTAGATTACCACCTGCCAAGAATATATGCAAAACCTTCATCCTTGGAAAGTTTTGAACCTGAGTAATAATTGCACTATTAGTACTAGGCCATAATTGCATCGTACAACTGTCAATACAGTCGGCTACATCCTGCATATTATATGTATTGTCGTATTCTAAAGCAGGTTGTAAGATTTCTTCTACTTTTTGAAAAGATACAGCCCATAATGGTAATTCACCATTAATCTTGTACTTTTCATAGTCAATCATCTAAAACTGCCAAGCTTTCCATCAAATCTAATAGTGCCAACACGCCAATCAGTTAATCTAACACCTTCAATCTTGGCGGCTATTTGTCTACCATTTATCCGAACTGAAGTTGGATTAGCCATTGAATATGGGCCATAGTTATATTCTGTAGAATTTGGATAGAACTTAGTGCTAAAACGCACCTGTACGTCACCCGCAGTCTGCTCATCAGGAACTAATCCTGTCAGACTCATGGTTCTATCTCCATTGCCTAGCTCTACTGGTCCTGATTCAGCAAACAATGTTTGACCATCATAAGCAAATCCAACTTCATGCTCATAAACAAAGCCATCTGTAGATACCATAATTGGGTTAGTAAAGATGCCACGATCTGTACCACACGTACGTGCTAACGTACCAATAGCCCAATGATTCTCACGATAGTTGTATGAAACGTAAGAATCTACTTCACTAGAGGCAGCACTTGGGTAAAACCACCAAATTTCACCAAAAGTAGAATTGTGTACACAATAAACCTTAGATGATTGAACAGTGTTCATATTGCTAAACACATAATCAGAAACATCAGAATTTAATGGCTTAACAAAACCATCGTATATCCAGAATCCTGATCCTGACATCCAAATACAAGCATTGTCTGTAGTGGCTACCGATTGTTTAGAAATAACGCCACAACCAGTACCAACACGCTCAAAGCTATAAATGAACGGAGGGCCAATGTATGTAGCAGTATGTACATCTACATCAGTAAACAGGATAGTAGCTCCACGGATGCGTTTAGCGCATTGTAAAGAGCCAATAGTGGTTAACTCAAAGTCACCCGCTTGATTAGTTGCGGCAGGAGTCCATACAGTATTGTTTTCTTGGTCGCACCATTGAACTTTACGAGGATTACCACCTGCACCTAAAGCAAACAAGAATCGCTCTTGAGTAACAACTAATCCAGTACAGCTAGTTGGTGCATTAGTAATAGCAGCCGCATCATTTGCGGGGTTTAATTGCCATTCTAAAAGCTTTCCATCTTTAGATGAACAGGCAACCAGATATTCACCAAAAGTATCCAAACTCCAAGTAGTAGCAGGTGTATATGAGCCTAAATCTGGTCTAGCAACACCATAAGCCGCTGTTCCATAAGTACCATAACCATAACCAATTTTAAGTACTGCATCTGCGTCACCAACAGTAAATGATGCGGGCGTAATATCTGTAAGACCACCCGCTTCATTCATTACATATAGATTTGAATGTGTACCAATTCCGATACGTCTGTTGTTTGAGTTATCACGCCAATTAATCAGACCACGAGCTAAACCCGTCATTTGATTAGTAGAACGCTTTCTCCATCCACCTACTGGACGGATAGTATTTTCGTACCAACGCACTAGATTTGCGCTATTCCAACGGCCTTTAGACTGATATTCAGTCCCGTTTTTGTATACGCCTGGAGGAATTTGTAGTGGAATGTATGCCATATCTGCATTCTATATCGTTGGTAGATTAGACACAAAACTCATTGTAGCAATAGCTGATGGGACTGCTGGTCTTGTTGGAGTTGTTCCTACAGCGTATTGTTCAATCGTTACACCGACATCGGTTGGCCTCCACATGATTTCAACATAGTCGGTTGCATTTAAGCTCAAAAAATAATTCATGGCAGCAACAGTGTTAAACGGGTCGCCAATGCCTATTCTTGGTGAAACCCCAAACCTTCTATTTGAGTTTGCTAGATTTGTGCCGTTGACCTTAAACCACACATCTGCATTCTGCGAGGTAATTGTTGCATTTGAAAGCTGAATGGAAAACTGTAAGTTCCAGATTCCATCATTAGCCACAGTAATCCTAGAGCCACTAGCTATTGTCACGCCATTACTAAAGTCTGTCGTATTAAATGTAACAGCATAAGCCGTTGTGGTATTGGCGGCAACTTGGTCTGTCGAGTCTTGAAATGCTCCATGGGGGTTATTTAGATACTTCCCACCCATTGGGCCAGAAAAAGACTGTAATGAATTAACTAACTTGGTAAAAAACAACCTCAAGATGCCATTATTTTGGTTCTGGACACTTTGAGAATAGACAATTCCTGATGTACCTAGACTAGGTATAGCAGGAATATCTAGTTGTTGTTTTACATTAGCCATTACTTTTTAAGCCATGTCTGCCAAACAGCACCAGCAGCCATAATTAGCGCACCCACCCATAGAATAGGCTTGGCAGCAGAGGCAACCCAACCCAAGACTTTAAAAGCCCCATCCAAGGCATTTATAGCGTCTACAAGACCTTTTGTATTCGTGTCGATGGTATCTACCTTAGTTTCGACTGCAAGCAATCTTTCGTAGATTTGGGCGTGGGTAACTTCTTGTTGCATTTAGACACCCATTTGTTTTCTTATCTTGGTTGCTGAAATAGCGTGTGTAGCATCGTCAAAAGATTCTTGCTCAATTTTATAGCCTACATCACGCCCATAGGTGATATTAACAATATTTGGCACAAGTTGTATCTCATATTGACCTTGATATAAAGGATCAAGATCACGCTTGATAAAGTCTTTTACCTGATTAGCGGCAAACGGGTTTGAGCCGTTCCAACCCTGACAGTCTCTAATCTGAATAACAACTTGACCAGTTTTAGCCAAGGCTCTTTCAAACAGCTTTCTATGGCCTTCATGCCAAGGTTGCCATCTGCCAAGCATCTGAACAGTCTCTTTCTGCCAATCAAAAACAGGGCGTTGGCGGTCATCCAAAATGTGAGCAGCAATGAACTCACCCCACTTCTCAGCCTTTTGTTCAGTAATCCTAAAGTCATACTGCTCTGGCGCAACAAATACCTTGTTGGTGTCCTCAAAGCGGCCTTGGTTGATGGTGTCAACCCAAACAGTCCAATCAGCCTTAAAGTTGTTTCGCATCTCAACCAAAGGAGCAACAAAGTCACAGATCACATAATCCACATCATAACTATCAGCAAGATCACGCATACGCAAGCTCTGGCGAATACGGCCTTCATGGGAGAAGTCCCAATCGTTGTATTTCTTACGCACATCATCAGCGTTCAGCCACATGACTGTCTTGCGGTTGTTTTGCAAGTGGTCAAGTATGTGCTGTGCAAGGTAAGTCTTACCAGCACCAGGCAAGCCCATAACTAATATGCGTTTCATCCCTTGACCTTATAAAGTTGTTTCATTGCAAACTCTGGTGCTGGTGTGCGCCAAAACTCTTTGCCACTATACTTTTCCCAAACTGACTTTGGCAAAATAGAAGGGCGTTCTTTCCATGTCACTTCTTTTCTGACTGTATGCAAACTTTTCATGTTCAAGGCTTTGTCAAACACTTCGTTCTCATACTCAACATTCTTGAAGTCATGGTCAAAGTAAGGCTTGCCAATAAACCCATAAATCTCACGCATCACGCTATCAGGCTTTTTGCATAAGGATTCATATTCCACCAACATAATCATGTCGGGGTTTAACAGTAAACCTTCTTCTAGGAAATAGTAAGGCTTGACTACCTGACCTTCCTTCTTTACATCCATTAGGGCATCGCATCTTGTTGTGACTGTTTGTCTGGCTTCATCGTCTGTTAGTGCCGCACCATACAAAGAGTTCTTAGCTGAAATGCGCTCAAAACTGTCCAGTATCCAAGGCAAATCACGCACACAGCACACAATCTTGGTTTGTGGATATAGGTCTTTCAGTAAAGATGTTTTCGCAGTCCATCCCCTGCTAGTGTCAAATACTGTGTTTGGCTTAACTGCTTTGTAGTAAGAGTTAAACAAGTCTTTGAGTATTTGCTTGCGT